TCAAAGGTATGGAGGGTTGGGTATTAAAAGTTTAGTATACAATAATCCATTGCTATGGTGATATCTAAGCTAATTGCAGCATCTGTACTCCAATCATACTCACCAAATGTAGCAGTTTTAACATAAGCTCCTTTGATTACCCATTCGCTTACTACATCTCCTACTGGACCTAATATATCTAATGTTAAATCTTTTTTATAGAAATCTGAGTATCCATCTCTACCAGTTACACTTTCGTGTGCTAATCTAGCCCATTCCATTATTGCTTGAGCTCCAGATGGTGTTACAGGATCATATAAACCTAAGGTCATGTCATTCCATCTGACTTTACCTTTAACTTTTCTATATACGTTAATATGATCAAGGATGATTTCACCTGCTTCGAATCCTGGTGCTGTAGCATTTTTAATTAAATATGCTGGGATGCCATCAACGTAAAGTATAAATCTATTTTGAACTTTTGGTTCAAAAGCGGTGAACATTATTTCGTTAGGGTCTAATACTGCCATTTTATTTTATGTTTATTATAAATATTGCCTTTTTAATTTTTTAGAATTCAACTCCCGTAGGTGTTATATTAAAGTCTAATACAATATATTCAGCTGTTCTTGTTGGTTGCACAAATATTTGTCCTACCATTTGATTTCTGTCAATTACGTCAGCTGTATTGTTTGTGTCATCCATTACTACTCTATAAGCATACAATCCTTGTCTTTGTTGAACTGATTCTAAGTATGGGTTTACTTGGTTCAAGAATCTATTTCGTGTAGCAGCAGTATTTTGCTCAAATAATAATGTATTCCCAACATTACCGATTACTCTTTTTAATTCAATTAATAATCTTCTAACATTTACTCTATCTAATGATGTAGCTTTAGTTTGTAATGTTTTCTGACCAAATATTACAGGTCCTTGTCCTGGGAATGTAGCGATTGGGTTTATTTTTCCTAAATATAGTTTATCTCTATCTGTAGGAGATAACTTTCTTTCAGTTTGTGTTACACCACCTACACCACCTCTATTAAATCCTGCTGGAGCAAACCATTCAGCACCTAATCTATCATTTGTAGCATAAACTCCTGGTATTACTGTTGAAGCAGGAACCCAAACTAATTTATTTGTTTCATTTGACAATACTTGAACCCAAGGCCAGTATGTTGCAGCATAACTTGAATCTTGTGTTGTAGCTGAAGTAACTACTTGGTTTAGGGTAGATCCATAGTTTCTTGTATCTACAACAGCTATTGCATCTCCTCTATTAGTAACTGTATCTATTGCAGTTGATATAGCAGTTGCACCATTTTGAATTGTTACTCCTGGGATAGTTAATATTTCAAAATTATATTCATCAGAATTTTGTAATAATGCTAAAGAAGCAGTATATTGAGCAGCTTGTAAACCTTGAATTGAAGAAACATTAATTTCTTCAAACATTCTTAATCTATCATTTCCATTGGCTCCACCACCATATATTGAACCTTCTGCATTTGCAAAAGCTCCTTCTAAAGATCCACTTCCTACTTGAGGTAAAGATGAAGTATATTCTGCTTTAAAATTCCCCTCGTTATCTAAATAATTTAATGTTGGTAAACCTACTGAAGATACTCTTACGTAACGACTGTTATTAACATAAGATCCTGTAGTTTGAATAAATCTATTCCCATCACCATCAGTAGAAAAGTTCTTAGTTTGATTACCAATTACTTGTTCAATATAATTTGCTGAATTTGGATCTAATGATAAATCAGACCAAGACTCTAATATTGTTTTAGTTCTAGAATTATCATTTCCTCTACGGATTAATAGATTAAATGTACCACTTCCTGAATCAATATTTGCAATTTCCCAACGTACATTATCGCTTGAACCACTTACTAATGAACCACTTGTAGATACACTACCTGAGTTATTCATGATTTCACCTTCTGATAAGGTTTCTAAGGTAAATGATGCAGAATCAGCATGCATTAATGCTCTAACATTCGCAGTTGCTGGAGTAAAACTACCTGATGCAATTCTTGTTACAAGCATAGTTTCACCTCCTTGTTGGAAGTAATTATTTGCAGCAATTGATGTTAAATATTCATATTTTATACTTGCACTCGTAAATGAACCACCAAATTTATTTTTGTAGTCACTATATGAAGTAACTAATGTTGGTACGTTGACAGGCCCTTTAACAGTTGGTCCTAAAATAGCAGCACCTGCTGTGATTGGTCCTTCAGTAACTAATGATTGATCGTTCTCACGAGTTAGTACTCCAGGGGATAATAATGTTTCAGCCATTTTTATATTGTTATTTTATCAATAATAAATATATAGGAAATTTTTAAGAATATTATTTAGTAGTAGTAATTTCACCTGTTTTTAAATCAATTTGTGCAGTACCATACTTTTCTTGTAATTTATCTCCTATTTCTTTTTCTTGTAAAAGAAGTTGTTCATATTGTGCATTTACAATTTCTTCTTCTTTTTTTAAATTTAATTTTTTTAATGTTAGTTGACCTAATTGGTAGGTTATAACACTAATATTTTGTTGAAAGCTTTCTAATTCTTTCAGTTCTTCCTCTGTTACCTTTGTTTGTTGTATTGC